AAATGCTTCAGATAACAAAGCCGTGCTACATTATGATGAGACCAAAGCCTGAGAATGAATACGAATTTGTACTTGGCCTAACTCCTTACTGTCCGTATGCTAAGGATCAATCTGTTCCTATTATGCCTATGCATGTTATCTCTATATACTATCCTTCTACTGAATTGCTCAACGAGTATAACCGTAGATTCGGTAGTGGTATTGTAGTTCCTGATGACAAAGTAGCAACACCTGCTCCTAAACAAATCATTACAGGATAAATCATGTACGAGTATAGAGCAACAATAGTTAAAGTAGTTGACGGTGATACCGTAGATGTTGACATCGACCTCGGGTTTGGTATATGGTTAAAGGATGAGCGTGTCCGTATCATGGGCATTGATACCCCCGAATCACGCACACGAGATAAGGTTGAGAAGAAGTTTGGTAAAGCAGCCGGTGCTAGATTGAAATCTCTGCTCGGCAAGACTGCTGTACTGAAGACTCGTGTAGCCAAAGACGGCGAAGACATGAAAGGTAAGTTCGGTCGTATTCTAGGCGACTTCGAAGTCTACTATGCTGCTGAAGATCGATACTGTCTTGCCGGAGAGATACTAGTCAAAGAAGGGTATGCGGTACTGTACGAAGGTCAGTCTAAGGACGATGTGCAAGAAGCGCATATGAAGAACCGCCAACGACTTATTGCCGAAGGTGTAGTATCTGTCTAAATCTTCGTCCGGCCATATAATGGTTTTTGAACGATTAGTATGAGAAAAACGCTTGACAAATGACTCCCTTTTGTTATATACTATATAAAATGATTGGGAGTTATTATGTTTTACACTTACGCTAGACATTACGGCAACAAAATACTTTACCGAGGTATCAGTCCTTCTGGTAAGCGACAGACCGCAAGGCATGATTTTCAGCCGACTCTATTTGTAAAATCCGACAAGCCTAGCCCTTACAAGTCAATGTTCGGAGAAACAGTCTCTCCCATCAAGTTCAGCACGAACAAAGAAGCATCTGAATTCATTCAAACATATTCAGATGTTTCAAACTTCCCTGTTTACGGACAATCTGATTGGAACTATCAATATCTTACTGAGAAGTTTCCGGGAGAAGTTCCTTGGAATCAAACTCAAATAAAGATTATCTCAATCGATATCGAGACTACGGTCAATCATGGCTTCCCTGATGTTTATAATCCTATGGAAGAAGTCACTCTAATCTCAGTGATGGAAGCTAACACTAAGCGAATCATTACATGGGGTTGTGGTGAATATACTCCCACTGAACACACTGCTCACTTAGGCGTAGACTATCGGTATTGTTCAGATGAGAAGGATTTGTTCAAGCAGTTTCTAGATTGGTGGGCGCAGGATCCGCCTGATGTTGTGACTGGTTGGAATATTCAGCTATTCGATATTCCTTATCTTGTCACTCGTTCAGAGAAGTTGTTTGGCGATGACATGAAGAAAGCGTTCAGTCCTTTCAATCTTGTCAACAAAAAAGAAGTAAAGATTGGTGGTCGTGAGTTTCTGCGGTATGAACTTTGGGGTGTTGCACAACTAGACTATCTTGACCTGTATAAGAAATTTACTTATGTAACACGAGAAAACTACAAGCTAGATCACATCACAGAGGTAGAACTAGGTCACAACAAGCTAGAGAATCCTCATGATACATTCAAAGACTTCTACGAGAAAGATTGGAACTTGTTCGTTGAATATAACATCATCGACAGTGTTCTCGTAGATCAACTAGAAGACAAACTTAAACTTATCGAACTATGCCTTACAATGGCATACGATGGTAAGATGAACTACTCTGATGTTGCATCTCCTGTAAAGACGTGGGACTGTTTGTTATACAATCATCTATGGGAACAGAAAGTTGTGTTTGGGCAGAAACAACAGACACAGAGCAGCCGAAGTATTGCAGGTGCGTATGTACAAGAACCTGTCCCTGGTCAGTACGAATGGGTAGAAAGTTTTGATGCTACTTCACTGTATCCTTCTATTATCATGCAATACAATATGTCTCCTGAGACTCTCGTGCCAGGTGAAGTGTACGATGTCACAGTTGATGGCATGTTAGAGCGCAAATACAATTTTGATGGCAAGTATGCAGTTGCAGCAAATGGTCAATGTTTCTCACGAAGTAAACTAGGATACATGCCTGAGATTGTACAGAAGTTTTTTGATGATAGACAGAAGTACAAGAAGTTAATGAAAGAAGCAGAACAGTTACTTGAGGACACAAAAGATCCTAAGTACAAGAATGAAATCGCAAAGTACAACAACTTTCAGATGGCAAGAAAGATTCAGCTCAACTCTCTCTATGGTGCGATGGCTAATCAATATTTCAGATTCTATGATGACAGAATAGCAGAAGGCATTACACTATCTGGTCAATTCATTATTCGGGAAACTGCTACGGCGCTTGATGAATTTGTCAATAAGATTGTAGGTACCGAGAATGAGATGTACAGTTTCTATTCTGACACTGACTCTTGCTATATCACTCTCAAGGCAGTCGTTGATAAGTTCTTTGCAGACAAAGATATGGACAAGCTAATTGACATACTTGACAAGATAGGCACAGAGCAAATTGAACCTTGTATCTCAAAGGCAATGGACAGTCTTGTAGACTATACTCATGCTTTTGAGAAAAAGATATTCTTTAAGCGAGAAGCAATCGCAGACAAGGCTATCTGGATCGCTAAGAAACGATATGCGATGAATGTTTACGACAACGAAGGTACTCGTTACAAAGAACCTAAACTAAAGGTAATGGGGCTAGAGATTGTTCGTTCGTCTACGCCTGCGCCTGTGCGAGAGTCTCTGAGAGAAGCCGTAAGGCTGACTTTGACTACTGATGAGAAGACTCTTCAGAAGTTTATTACAGATACTCGCAATGCATTTATAAAAATGCCAGCGGAAGAGATTGCTTTTCCTAGAGGTTGTAACAATTTAGGAAAATACACTGACTCTGCTGATATCTATAAAAAAGGCACTCCGATGCATGTGCGAGGAAGTCTACTATATAACTATTATCTAAAGAAAAACAAGATAGATCAAAAGTATGAAAGGATACAAGAGGGAGACAAGATTAAGTTCTTGTATCTGAAAGAGCCTAATACGATGAAAGAGAATTGCATCTCATTCAATACAGTCATTCCTAAAGAATTTAATATTCACAGATATGTAGATTATGATTTGATGTTTAAGAAATCATTTCTTGATCCAATGGACACTATTGTCAAATCTCTTGGTTGGGAGACTGAGAAACAAAATACACTTGAGGACTTATTTTCATGAACGTAGCAATTATTGGTTATGGCTTTGTTGGTAAAGCTACAGAATATCTCTTAAAAAAGACAAATTGTAATATACAACTTCACGATCCGACAAAATATTTGTTATGTGATTTTGAGACAGTAGAGTATGCATTTGTTTGTGTCCCAACTCCATCTACAGGAAACGAACTAGATATTAGCATACTACAATCAGTTTATGAAGAATATAAAGACAAGTGTCAGCTAATTATTAGAAGCACAATTGGTCCTGAACAAGTAGACTTGTTTCCAGAAGCATATATGATGCCAGAGTTTCTACGAGAGCGTTGTTGGAAAGTAGATGTAGATGATCCTGCGTTGCCTTTGATTTTAGGTATGAATGAAACTGATGATGAATTGGTAGAACTGTTTGAGAATGTAAACAAAACTGTGAGAATATGTAAGCCGAAAGAAGCGAGCATGTTCAAACTGATGCGAAACGCAGCACTAGCGATGAGAGTAGCAGTAGCAAATGAGTTTTACGAAATATGTGAACGAGAAAAGGTAGACTATACTTTTGTCTCTGACTTGCTTACTGCCGATGCTTGGACAGGAGGAACTCATTGGAATGTTCCTGGACCAGACGGCAAAATAGGATTCGGTGGCAGTTGTTTCCCAAAAGACTTGACACACATGGCAAACTTGTGTTATAATGATCTCAATATAATGAAAGTAGCATTAGAAATTAATGCACTAAGGAGAAACTCATGAATCGTTTGAGGAGATGGTGGAAGAGAGTAACACTAGAAGAGTATGAGCTAATCATTACTGTTCCTGCTACTACCGTTTACCACGAAGATGGATCACGCACCGAGTCTGATAGAGTGGAAAGCTATAGAGCATCTAAATTAATTAAGACTACCCCAAAACTTTTTATTTTCATTGATATAGACGGGCAGCG